AATTTCTAATACTTGTTTTAGTGCTTCTTCTAATTTTTCTTGATCAAATACAAACGGTAATTTTTGAAAATAACGGTAAACTTTATGTTCCATAATATCACCTCATTAACTATTAGTCCCAATCCTTTGCAATAGTAAAATTAGCATGTGAAAAAGTAAGTCTATCAACTAACTTAACAGCACCACCATCAGCTGAATCAATAGCAACAAATCCTTCTGGTGCTGTAACTTTAAAACCATCACCATCTCTTAGAAATGTTCCAATACCCCTAATCGTTTCTAATTTCTTAACAACCATATTCTTTGCTTCAAGAATACCTATATAAGTCGCCATAGTAAAATATAATTCTGTTTTAAATTTCCTTAACGCTTTTTTAGATTCTTTCTGTATATCTTGATATGGTTTTTTACCTTGAACAGTTTTCTTTACATCAATCTCTTTTTGCACTCTATCAACATAATACTTTTCAAATTCTTTAATAAGTTTTTTAGTATCGGCAATTCTTACACCAGCACGAATCTTGGTATTAAAAAATACTTTCATCCACGGCGCTAATCCCCACTTTTTCTTATCAGCAATTTCTTTTCCTAAAAGATTTAAAAATTTACCAGCCTTTTTAACTGAACCTTTAATTTGGTTTATTTTTTTCTCTAATTTATTTACTTCTGACGGTGTGAACATAGCTGCATTTGCAGTATCAACATATGCATCATCAGACCAAACATTTTTAGTTTTCTTAAACTTAGATGCATCAACACCAAAAGATGCACTTAATGAATCAATAGTGTCTCCTGTATACTTTGTGTGCCATACCACTCCAAGACTTGCCTTTCTCATTTCAGATGCCAAGTCACTATCTTCTGGAACAGCATAGGTGATAGTATTAGGACCAAAAGTTAACATACTGACATCATCAATAGTCTCCTTCTTTAAATCACCTTTAGAAAACATGATATCACCTTGATAGATGCCTTTCATTCCAAGATCGGGTAAGTATTTCAATGCAACTCTTAATTTATCTGAAGGACCCTCTGAACCATGATTAGCGTCAATGTCTGCTTTGGTATAATTTATTTTTGGGGTCTTATTAAACATTGCTTTCGTTGCAACGAAAAACTTGCCGTTCTCTGGATTGATACCAGCAAATATTGCTGGGGCTCCATCCCACTTTACAGTTATATTCGTTTTACTTTTCCCACCAGATAACATATCTTTTAGGGAATTTAAAAACTGAATAGCTGTAGTTGCACCTTTGACACCATTGTTGATGATTTCATCTTCAAGGTGTTCCATGTGCGTATTTGTATCTTCATTTAATAATTCTTTGAATGATAACATTTATTTAATGGTCAAAAAGGTTTCTAAAACTTGGAGTAGCTATTGCCTGAAATTGTGGTTCAGCAGTTTTTGAACCTTTGTACCTTACATCAATATTAATTAGTGGTACATTACCATTGTAAATAGTATATCTAACTTTAGCTGCCAAGTCTTTTCCACCATCCCATTCCCACGGTTGAGCAATAGGGCTGCCCTTTTTGTCCAATGTCTTTCCTAATTTTAATTTATTCTGTTTAAATACTTTAGACAGAACTTCAATGGTACTAGGAAGGTCTTTAACTTCAGCTTTTTCTACAAAAATACCAGTAGATGTTTGTTTACCAATACCAGTTAACAAATAAAATTTAAATTGAGAACTAGCCTTACCCATTAACTTATTTAAATCCATTCTAAAAAGAAGCTTAATAAACTTTTGACAAAATGTTTTCTTAGCTTTTTGTAATTCTTCGTCAAAGGTTTTCCAAAATATATTTTTAGTTGGACCTTTACCTCTAAGTCTATCATTAATCCAATCGTTATTAACTTTTCGGATTAAAGCACCTTTCTGTTTTGGAGATAATTTATTAATACCTTTTTTAATTAATTTTTTATCACCACTGTTAAACTTTGTGTAATCTTTTATGATTCTATCAAAAAATTTAACTTTAGCATCTTCAATATTCTTTAAACCTTTAGTACTAAGAATACTTTTTAATTCTGATTTTTCACCTGTAATTGGTTTATTAATTAATGTTGGATCATCCGCTTTAGAAGATGGTTTTTTCTTTAATGAGAAACCGTAGTAAATACCATCTCCACCCTTGACAACCATATCAGATGAATTGTAATCTTTAATTCCTTCAACATCAGGATTGTAAGGTTTAATTTCTTTATCCCATGATTGTCCTGTCCAAAATACTTTATCCGCAGTTCCAGTAATATCTAAAATAGCATTACAAGATGATACGGATGTTGCAAGGTCATACCAGTTTTCAGTAAACTGATCTAGTAATTTTTCTTTTCCTGTTGCACCAACAATTTTACTCCATTCACCTTTTGCAGCTTCAATAATTTCTGATGCTTGGTCAGCATCAATATCAGTTCCATCATATGTATATCCATTTAAAACAAGACAACATACCATTAATTCTTGTGTACTTTCTGATATTGATTGTCCACCACCTTTACCACCATATTCTGGCGTTTTAGCTAAGTCGGATATTTTCATTGCTGGATCAATAATTTTAAATCCAGAACCATCTGTCTCCATATAATCTTTGATAAACTTTGCTTTATCTCTTGGATTAGAAGCAGAGTATATCTTGCCACCCATCTCTACTTTTTTAATAACAACAGTACCAGCATCATTTTTTATATGTGATGTAATATCTCCTTTACCCCATACCTTATTAGCAAAAATTTCATAGCGTTGCAAACCACTATTTGGACCGGCACTAGCAGGCGTATTTAAAGTTGGGTTTGATAAAGCTTCACTTAATAACGGAGCTAATCTTTCTACTTTCAAAAAAGTTTTAAATGTTTTCATTATTCTATCCTTGAAACATCATCGATTTCAAATTCAATTTCGTTACCATCTTCGTCTGTTCCAAAATATGAATTACCATCCTTATTTTTAATCGTGTCCAAATCAACGGCAACGTGCATTTCTCGACCCCTATAATTAATCAATAAAAGTACACCTGGCTGGCGACTTCTATCTTTTTTTATTGCCTTTACTATATCTTTTTCAGTAACTTTTTTCTCTATTAAAAAATCTTTATAAGTTTTCATTAGAACATTGCTCCGTCTTGTGCTTCGATTTCATCTTTGTATTCATCAGCAAATTCCTGTGCAACTGCTTCCTTTTCCTGTTTGTTAAACTTAACGCCAGGAAATTCCTTTGCATATTTCTTTGCACCATCATCTACAAGATACTTCCAAAGTTTAGGTGCTTTCTTATGGTCATACTTTCCAGACTTCATTTTCTTCTGGATATTCTTGACAATAGGAACAAGACGTTGACGATACAAATCTGCATCATTCTCAATGTATAACTTAAGCTCAATGACCATATCTTTATCAACTGCTTCTACTAAATAAGTTTTAAATGTTTTCATATCTCTCCCAATTCCTCTATTTTACACAATGGACATTCTTCTATGTCAATTGACCTAAATGGACAGACTGTATAATGATCATCAGCCTTGCTTGTTTGTCTGTTTAGAAGTGAATTTTCACCGATTTCCTCACCTTTTTTCTTAACAACATCCCTGAACATTTGCTTTATATTATTCATAACACTATATATTTATAAGATTCCAAAAGTCAATTATAATTTTGTTTCACTAAAAATTCAGGTAATTTCCACTCTACCGTGTCTTTATCTACACTATAATGCCCCAATGCACCACAAAAATTACAGTATTCAATACCTACTTCATGGTCTAAAGTAATCGTATTTGCACGATGTTCGCATAATTTTTTTAATATAGGGGCTTTATCCTTTTCCTTGAATCCTTCGCCCCAACCTTTAGATATAGTTAAATTTTGCATATTTCCTCCATTTTATTATATATTTATATGTTCCAATTATCCACTTTCCTGCGTTCTGGCTTTACTTTAAATACAAATGGATTAGCTGATGTATTGGCTTCAGTCTTTTTCTCATAAAACTTATTACTTCCATCATTCGCTAATACTGGTTGTTCATCTTCTTCAATATTTTCTAGTTTCATTCTTTTTTTAATAACATTGACCAAGAACTTACTATTCATACTCAAGTCAGCATAACGATTTTTCAACTGTTTAAATAGTATTTGATTCTTACTACCTGGATCCCCGTCTTTTGCCATAATTGCTAACATCAGATCAGCAGTGGCTGGAAGTCCGAACGATTCTGACGTATTAGTTAAATCAGGATCACTACTACCATAACCCTCTCTATTTAACTGTGAACTTGTGATAATAGGAACATTACATTCAACTGCCAACCCACGAACTTCTTCAGCAATTGATTTAATATAAATGTAAGTGTTCATGTTTGCAGCCCACTTGACTCTACTTGACGCACAAATATTCAAGTAATCTAATATAATAACTTGTGGTGTAAAATCTTTTTTAATTTTTAATTCTCTGATCAATGCACGAAAGTTTCCAACATGAGCTCCTGCTGTTGGATACTCTTTCACAACTAATCTACCAATATTTAATTTACTTAATTTCTTTTGAAAGCTATCTTTTGGAATTATATGTAACTGGTCAATATCAATATCCATCAAGTTAGCATCAATCCTTTCTGCTATTCTTTCTTCTGCCATTTCCATTGTAATATATAAAACATCTAATCCTTGTTTCATATATTGACAAGCCAAATGTGTTTTAACTAATGTTTTACCAACACCAGTTCCACCAAGTAATACTGTAAGTGTTTTTGGTGATATTCCTCCATTAGTAATCTTATCCAACATTGTCATATCAAATGGAATTTTTGATTCTTTCTTATGATAAAATTCCCAACGATTATCACCGTCCTCCATATAACTATGACCCACACTTTGGTCTAATGAAATAGCAAGTGCTTCTGTAAGAATTTCTGGAATTGCATCCTTAGATGATTTTGTATCTTTGCCTTCTAAAATAGAAATACTGTCGACTATACCATTATATACAGCTTGATCTTTTGCCCATTTCTCTGTTTCTTGAACTAACCATTCTTCATCATCTGTCTTTTTCTTATATGTTTTTAAAAGCTCTTCACATTTATTAAATGTTGTTTCATTCAAATCATTTCTATTTGATAGCTTTACAGATAATGATTCTATTGTAGGTGGTTTATTATATTCAGAAATATGTTTTTGTATTTCTGTGAAAATTATCTTTTCATTATTATCTTTAAAATATTCTGGTTTTAAAAAGATACCAATAATACTAGAATAATTATCATTATATATCAAATTCTCTAATATCAAACTCTCTGTCCTCATATCACCCTTTCATTAAAGTATCTTTTATTATTTTTTTCCCCTTTTCTATATCAATTGATAAGAATGGTTTATAATTTCTCACCAATTTAATAAAATCTTTTGATGCTGGATCAATTAATTTCTTTTCCATTTGTGAAAGAAAATTCAAAATAATATCAAGTGTTGTGAATGTTTCTACCGATATTGTTCGCGATAACCCAAGTTTTAAGATTGGAGGATGATTAACCTTTTCGGCTACGAACAATTCATCAAATGTTTTATCATATTCCTGCATATATTTAATAACTTCTTCAATATCACGTTTTAAATAAAAATGGAAATTATTCATTTGTTCTTTATATTCCTCATACAAATCACTATCAAACATAGATGGATATGTTATACCATTTGTAAATTGTGATAGATAAAAAAATATTAAATCCTCTTTATGTTTAAATGATTTTCCAAGATTATCAAAAATTTGTCTTTGGGCTGAGAAATTACTATTATGTTCATACTTATTAAATTGTCTTTCCATTGAATCATAAGTCATATTCAATTTACCATTATACCTGAAATAATCATAATCTCTTGTAAAGTGTGCATTAATTGCCTGATATGTTATCCACGCATTAAATGTCTTCTCGTTGCTTGTCATTGTTATCATTCAAGGCTCCTTTGCTACCATAATTAAATTCTTTATAAACTGCTTCTTCAAGTTGTTTCATTACATCCTCTGTAAAATACTTCTCAGGATCATTGATAATAGTTTTTTCAAATGCTTTTCCGGATGGTGTTTCAAACCTAGTCGATACTTTTTTAAAGATACCATATTTTTCTGCAATAGGAATTAAACCGTAATACTTATCTAAACCCTTTTGATAATCCAACATCATTTCAACAATCGATTCTTCTTTAGTCATTCTACCCTTAACTAATTTAGCTTTGATGATATTACCAATAACATTTGTTCCATCTTTGTTTTTTCGTTTCCCTAATGTAACAATAGTTGAGGCCGCATACTTAATTCCTCCACCACCAGAAATTTCTTTCTTAGGAAACATACTGCCAATTGAGTCATATGTGTGGTTGGTCAGTATCAAAGGTATATCATGTCTTGATAACATTAAAGCAAGTGTACGAAATGTTCCCCGAATTAATGGTGCTCGTGTCATATCTCTTTTATCACTACCAGAAGCAACATCACTTGTTTCTTTCATTGTAGAAAGATTACCAAGTGAATCAAGGAAAATCATTATCTGACCTTTTACTCGTTTACTATTTTCAATTACTTTCACACACTGAGTTCTAAACTCTTCTACAGTAGCTACTGGTAATACTACAACTCTATCAGTATCTAAACCTCTTTCTGCAATTATATCTTGTGTTAATGCACCTTCACTTTCAAAATACATAACAGCATTTTCTTTATTTTGTTCTAAAAAATGTTTGGCAATACTTAAGGTAATAAATGTCTTACCAACAGCTTCAGAACCAGCAAAACAAGTTATTTTATTTGAAGGTACTCCGCCATACATTGAACCAGACAGTAACGCATTTAATGAATATGATCCAGTACCAATAAAAGTATTGCTATCCCCAATAATCCCAGAGGATACAATCGAAGCCATATCATTTCCACTCTCCTTGATTAATTGTTTAATAAAATCTTTAACTGCCATTAGTTACCTCCTCAAAAAAATAATTCTAAACTTCCAGTATGTTCACTCTTCCAACCAATAGCATTTAAAATGTTCTTAACAGGCTGAAGAAATGATTTATCAAATTGTGTATCATAATCTATATATTTTTCTAAATTAAATTCTTTTGGTAAAACGGATGAAATTGCAATTACATTCTCACCAATCTTATTTGGCTCTTTAAGATATGCAAATTTAACCTTATCCCCATCACGAATTGATTGATATTTATTTGTTAAATTTTGTTTTTTTAAGAAATGATTATAAAGCAAAACACCTCTTACATGAATTGGTGTAGATTTAACATAAATATCTTTTGAAGATTTATACTTATCAAGACCACGAACTGATCTTGGAAATGCTATATCAATAAACTTTAATTTTTTAAATATATCACGATAGTCATTGATTTTTTTTACAACTGTTTTTTCATCCGTTGTGATAATTGTTTTTATTAATGATTGCAAATTATCACGACACCATTCCGGAGTTGAACTTCTTACACTTTCAATACCCATTATCTTTAGCTTAGGTTCTTTATACGTCACACCTTCGTTATCATAAACATTTAAAATGTATCTTTTCTTGGCTGTCCATATACCTTTATCTGCAATTACTTCACGTTCCATGAACATTTTCTGTTCATAAGCATTTACATACGAATGAAGATTTTTATAACCTTGATTAATATGTAATTGAATTTTATCTTTACAAATCGTATCCAAGAAGGTGATAATCTTAGAAGTTGTCGCTCCTTCCGGAAACACTTCAGTAACCAATTTGTCGAATGTAATATAAACGCTGTCTGTATCCGCCGCAATGACATAATCAATATTCTTTGTTTTTAAAAGATTATTAATATATATATTTATATGTTTTTCAATCCATCTAATGGATAATTGTCCTGACATTGTAATAGCTTCTGCTAAATCAGGATCATAATAAAGGAAATATTGGTTTGCGCAAGCTCCGTAAGCACTATTTAATAATATTTTTTTTGACATTTGAATATTATTATATTTTGCTATATTATTAATTACTTTTTGTTTATCTTTATAATCACCACTCTCTATTTTTTGTTGTTCTTTTAACATTTTCTTCTTATATACTACCCTATCATTATACATCTTTTCCATCAATTGTGGAAGAAAACCTTGTTTATCATTTTTAAAATGAACACCATTAGGAGTCAATGTTATATTATTTTCTTTAAGATAACCCGTATCTAATTTTTCTTCTAATAATCCACTGACACCAATATTTTTAGAATCAGCACAAACAACACCTTTATATAAAGTTTCCGGACTAATATTATATTGTTGAATCAGATGTGGATAGAGCGAATTAAGATCAAAACTTACTACCCATTTATGTAAACCAATATGAGGATCTTTAACATAACCACCTTCAATAGTTCGTGTCTCGGTATTATTAGATTTTACTGGAATAGCTATTTTCTTTTCTTTAAGAAATCTATATATAATCGACTCCCATGTCTTAACTGGCGAAAAGACATCTTCAAAATTAATTCCAGAATCATAAGCCATAGTAATTACTAAATCCATCAGCTTCATTTTCTCGTCAAGTTTCTTTACAATCTCAACATCTCTGATATTATAATTAATAAACTGCTGATAATCTGTTTTGTATAACTCATAGCCTGGAATTTCATCTTGGTCTTTACTAAGACCTAACTCAACTTTACCAATATAATCTAAGCGATATGATTCTCTAATTTTATAAGTATATTTTTTATACAAATCAAGATAATCTAAAACAGAAATACCAGTAATTGAATACGTTTGATTTTCTTTACCAGCAATTTTTATATTCTTTTCAAATATATTCTTTATTGGTGATAGAAGTTTAGATTCAAGTCCTAATTTTTCTAATCTATTTACAATATATGGAATGTCGAAAAATTTACAATTCCAGCCTGTAACAATATCAGGTGGTGATTCTTTCCACCAATTCAAAAACATATTCATCATTTCACGTTCATCATCCGCTTTAAAATAATTTATAGTTTTATCAGATTGATCAGGTATGTAATCACCAGCCCCAAAAACATAATACTTGTCATTTATACTATTGTAACACGTGATAGAGGTTATTTCTGAATTAGCTGTACGGATATCAGGGAACCCATTATCAATAGATGTTTCAATATCTATATTGTAAATGGTAATTTTTGAAGTATCCCATTTAATTTTTGGATATGTTTCTGTTATGTATTGTGAAACATAATTACGATTACCAAGAATAGAATAATTTACAGTACCATCATAAGAATCAACAAATTCTCGACAGTCTTTGATAGAACCGAAAGTATGTGACCCAAGTGGTTTATTATCTAAACTCTTGTAATCAGATTTTTCTTTTGGTGATGGGAGATATAAGGTTGGTTTAAAATTAGAATACCCAGAGTAATAATTACCCTTGTTATCTATTTCACGAGAATAAATTCTATTCCCAATTTTAGCTACATAAGTATAAAATTTCATAATATATTATAACAAAAGGAGTTCAAAAAAACAAGGAACTATTAGGGAACTACAATACCACTACCAAAGGCTCTATTATACTCATTTACGATAGTTTTACTTGGAATAGCTGTTGTCTGTATATTTTCATCTTTTATTGTAAATGATTTATCTTCCGAGTAAGGCATCCATGGCTGGAAAGCAATCTTTTCTTTATCCACTGGAATCATAACAACCGGATTGGTTATTGTATTTGTTTCTTCGTTAAACTCACCTATTAGTTCTTCACCATTTGTTAATTTTACAATTTTTACATTCACGGGATCATACTCCTTTAAATCTACATTATTAATAATGTATTGAGATGTTACATTACCTGTAACACCAATTAAAAATGATTCTATACCAGCACAACCGGATAGAAATAAACTGCCCATCAAAACACATTTACTTAAAAATATCATCGTTTATTTCAGTGGCACTATAAGACTCATTAGTGGTCTTTATTCCAACATTTCCTATGGAATATTTTGCTTGTAAATCCCATTCAGATTTTTCTCCGAACGGTAGAATTTTCATTTGACGAATTGAAACCGTTGGTTGTGCTTTCTCCGGAAATATAATTTCAACCAAGTCCCATTCGTGCAAAAGATTCACAACGGTATTTCTTCGTTCTATATCATTTTCAGAAAGATTGGTTGGCTTACCATCAAGCGCAAACAATTCTTTGAAATGCACAATATAATATTTACCTTGTTTGTGAAGTATATGGCAAGATTGGTAAAGCTTCTTTTCCCTTCGCGAAGCTATTCCAATTCGTGTGAGGGTTTCTTTAACCTTTAGAAAATCATCATCTTCTTTTAATCTCACTTCAATCATATCTTCCATAGTCCATTTAATAATATCTGTCATTGGGCTGTTCCTTTCAAATCATAAATTTATGTAATAACTACATAATATTTATAATATCAAAACACACCACCTTTATCTAATTTATCCTTTATATAATCAATATCACCATCAGTAAGAATCGATAATACTGTTTCAGCTTTTGAATTACTATACTTGAAAAATTCCTTAATTAATTTTATGTTTTCAAGTTTCTTTCCCTTTACCCAAAACTTTCTTGGTCTTTTCTTTTTGGATATAATATTATAAAGAAAATCATAATGTAATTTCTTATCCACATCAGGATATCTATTTATCTCATTAACAATGTGAATTAAATCTGGTTGATACGATATTGAGCGATTAATCAGAAACTCTTTATAATCTTTTCTTTGCTCAATGTCCTCATCATAACCTTCCTTTACCATCAAGTCATTCGCATATTCAAAGGGATTCATTATTCCTCCTCAACAGGTGGTGGTGCATCAGCACGAAATTCTTTAAAGTGTGCAGTCAATGATTTATCATTAGGGTCCCATGCAATATTTTTCAAGTATGCTAAAGATGCTTTTTTCTTTTTTATTTTCCTTTTTGGTTTTGCAAATTCAGCTTCATTTCTTTTCAAAAACTCTTTTTCATTATATAAATCTTCCATCATTCTTCTTTGTTGATCTTCATAATAATCTTGTCTATGTCTATTTATCCTATCTTTAAAATCGTCTACTCTTTTATCCTTTTCTTTACGATCTTTATTGCTTTGTTTTTTTTCTTTTTGCTGACGTATTTTTATAATTTCTTCTTTTTTTGTATCATCTAAACTATTCCATTGTTGCATCAAAACTTTATTTAAATTATAAAAGATACGACTATATAAATCTTCATCTTCAAGTGATGCAGCTAATGCTAAAACAAGCGAAAAAGTTTTATTTAAATCCTCAATATCACCAACATAACCATTTTCATTTTCTACCATTTCACGACTAACAATTTCAATTGTATCGTTTGTACGAACAACCAAAGCACTATCATCAGGATTTAATATTAAATGTATTTTACCTTCTTTATCCGGTTTTAATTCATCCATCAGTAATACCCCCTCTTTTACTATTCATTATATATTTATAACCTTTAAAACATCACATTTATATAGGTAAAACTGCTTGTTGTTTTTGTGCCTCGTCAAATGTTTCAAAGCGTTTAATAGCATTAGAAGGCACGTGTTTCGAACATTTTTTAATCCACTTATTAAAATCTTCTTTTGTTTTAACATTTATTAAACTATTAATAATGGGAACACCAGAATCAAATTTTCTTTCTTTAATACCATCTGTTATTTTTATTATTGATTCGGCAAAATTATAGAATGATTCATATGCTATTAAAAAACGTGTATATAAATGAATAGTTACATCTGTTTTACAATCTAAATGAAATTTTTTTGAGGTTGTAAGATCATCACAAACTATCTTTAAATATTCATCAAAAGACATATTATCATAATATTTTCTAATAACTACACCATACTTATTATATAAATATTTAAATATTCGATCTGACTTTGGTGTCCTTACCTTACCAAACGGTATAGTTCCACCTTCTGGAAATAATTTACACTCTTTAACTAATATTTCACCTAATAAGGTATTCATTGCATGTGACGAAGAATCAAAAGTAATATCACAATCCAAATAACCACTTTCTTTTAATATTAACATTGAATATAATCTACCTTTTGAACCATAACCCAGAAGATGTAATTTATTTCCCATACCTGCTGGAATTTTCATAAATTTATATGATCCTAATAATTTGATAGTTTCTAATTTTCCTAATCCAGTACATGCTGAACTAACCGCAACACCTGCCAAAGTTGAATAATACTCTTCTGGTATTTGTGCTATAGCTGTATCAAAATAATCAACAAAATCCTGTATATCATTTCCTTGACAAATTAAAAATACTTTTGTTTTGGATTTCATTTTACGAATAATTTCAATCTGTTTTTTTACATTTAAACCAGTTTTAATAGCTTTTTCTTCTTTCCACTCGGTTATAAATTGTCTTCCTGAAAGATCAACTCTTGAAGCAGTACCAGCATATGCAGTAACATTAATAGGCATTTCATCAAAACACATAGCATAATCAGAATGCATTGCTTGCATTTCATAAACTTTTTGCTTTAATTCTTCTGTTATAGTTCGACCCGCTGTAATTACTTGTAAACCACCAGAATCCGCATACCATTTAGAACCGAAATATTTATATTTAGATAAATAACCATCCATTAAAACATCCTCATGATAGGCATTAAACATCATTTCAAAATTAATTTCTGATTTAAAATCACGAATAGTATCAGTAACCATATTAGCATATTTTTCATTATCCCTTTTGCACACTTTACCATTCTTAAGAACCATGGAGATTCCTGACATTATATATGTTAAGCTAGACATCTATTATATTCCTTTCTTATATTTTTCCTTTATCGTTTAATGCTGTTACCCAATCTTTATCTTCAGCGCCTCTATACTTACCCTCTAAAACTACAGATTTTAATTCTGGAAGCCATGGCGCATTCCAAGGATTATGTTTATAATATTTTTCTGGTATTGTTATTCCATTATTATGAAGTGAGACCCATTTACGAAAACATGGTTTACACCAACCACACGGTTGTTCATCACCTTCATAACAACTGTATGATTCTAATAAAGCATCTGAACTTCCACTTTTTTCCAAATATTCTTTAACAATTTCTGTTTTTGTTTTATCTTTATATGGTGAACTAACTGTAAAAACACGTTCTTCAGTCCAATGCTGTTCTTTCCATGTATAGTTTAACAGATCCATCATTTTCTTATAAAAAATAATATCTTTATCATATGATCTGTCCCCTTGTATACTTCCTAATATTAGATGTTCGCCATACATAGAAGCTAATAACATTAAATGAGCATTACGGTTTGGAACAATTGCATCATCACGTTCAAATACACTTAAATTTAAAACATTAGGTAAAAAAACTAGCTTATTTTTATCTACATAATTTTTTTTCTTAAGTATATCTAATTTTTTATTTTCTATCTGTTCATATTTACTTCCAGTTGGAATATACAACAACACATCGGGCTTTAATAAATAATCAAATATTAAGCTATCCATACCACCGGAAAATAAAAGAACTGTTTTACCAGTTACTTTTTGTTTACCACTAGTTATCATATTGACCATTATTTTATACCTTTCATATTATTTAACAAAGAAAAAAACTCAGTTTTCATTGATAGTTCATTACGAAGTAGACCACGAACTACTGATGTCATCATATCACTTTCATGTTCTTTAACACCCCTAGCCGTCATACAAAAATGTTCTGCTTTAACAATAACTCCTACACCTTTAGCTTCTGTTTCTTTCTCAATTATATCGGCAATTTGTTCTGTCATTTCTTCTTGTATTTGTGGTCTTGATACAACCCAGTCTACTATTCTATTAAATTTGGAAAGACCTATAACTTTTTTACCTGGAAATATTCCAATCCAACATTTACCATCTATTGGTTGAAAATGATGGGCACAGGTTGAATTTATAGTAATAGGCCCTGTCATATATAATTGATCATATTGTTTTGCATTCGGAAACGCTGTAATCTTAGGTAATTTTGTATAACGACCTTTAAAGATTTCTTGAACATACATTTTAGCAACTCTTTTAGCTGTATCCTTTGTATTATGATCATCCTCTGTATTAATAAGAAGTGCTTTTAATACTCCTTGAAATGCTTCTGCTACTTCAGATTCTATCTCTGGTAAATCTCTTTCATCAATAACATCAGAAATATTATCGTTTGCAAAATAATTAATATTTGATTTCTTTAAATAATCTAATATAGCTTCAGATGCTGTTATTTGTTTCATTCATTTCCTCCATGATATATGGAAACACTCTTTGGTGTTTCATGCCAAGTTACACTCGAAACTTCACAAAGAGGTTTCATTTTAGTTTTTGTAAATTCATAAATCCATTTAGAAAGGTTCTCTGAGGTGGGTGGAAAATCTACAATAAAAAATCCTTCATAATATTCAGATAAAGAACTTTCTGTTTTATTCTGCATCTCAAACACATATCCATTTCCATCAATAGGAATCATTAAAACATCATCTCTGTTTAATTTAAACATTGTGGTAAATAAAGGATCGTTTTTATCCATGATAAACTTATGATCCACATAGTCATCTAACCACTGCTTTAACCAATTCAAATGTTTAAAATCTGTAACCATACCAGACTTATCTAATTTATTTGATCTTAAAGTAACATCAACTGTGGCTTCATGACCGTGAAGATGTCGGCACTTACATTGACTATCTAAACTAAACTCTTTATTTAGTTCCTGTGTCCAGACTCTATGACCATAACAAAAATTAAATGATTTAGTTATTTCCCACATCACATACCTCCTTTTACGCGTTCATGTGGAAAGACAATCCATCTATATAATTGTTCATGTAAATAGGAAACATCATCATCATTAGCATTACCAAATAATGATATTAATCTACAAGTTATGTTATCTTTAAACTCTGGAAGTTTTTTAATAGCTCGAAATGTTTTGCCTGTATCATAAACATCATCTATAACAATCAACGTAGGAAAGAATTGTGGCTTATCTCTAATAGTTTTATCCTCTGTTAGATTTAACAACCATTCAGCCTTTTTATCTTCACCGTCCCGAGACTGAAACTTTATAATACTCATAGGACAATCAAGTATATTACTTAAATGAGTCGCGATTGGTAATGATCCACGATACACTCCAACAATATGAGGGTTGACTACATTAATAAACCGATCATATAATTTTGATATGTCGTTATAGTACTCGTCATAATAATAATTGTATTTTTCAGTCATAGTACCGTCTTATGTGTAAGGTTCATTATTTTAGTTAAAGTAACCATTTGTTTTGATAACAATTTAACTTCTGGTGATTTACTATTTTCCTGCATTGTATTATTCATATTAATAATTTCATTCACTAATACTTTTACTTCACTTCTATCTTGTAACCAAATTTCATATGTTTTAGGTGTATTAAAAAAAGGATTACCACCTAATTCTTTTGATTCTGTAAAATACATACAAAAGGATTGAAGAACTTTTCTTATAAGAACAGCTCGTCTTATCTTTAATTCTTTTGCAGCTTTACTTAAAGTATTAAGTGTATCACTATCTATTCTAGTATGTCCTTCTCTGGTAGGATTACCATCTTTATCATTTCCACCATCATTAACCATAATAGATTTATTATTTACCACATCCGTATACGGAATACCTCTTAACCCATCTTTATTTCTTTTTGCATTTTTCTTTGTTTCTTTTGTATTTTTATTACCTTCTGGTGTAGCCATTCTTATGTTCCCCAAATATTTCCAAAAAGATTAATATGTAAACGAGGACTAAACTTATATCCAGTATCAAGACAAAGTTGTACTACATCCTGTTCTGTAATTGATAATCCTTCAACTGTTCCTCCTTCAGGCATTAAATAAACAGCATCTATTTTAACACCAGCTTCTTTATATGCCATAATAGCTTCTTCAACTTCCTGTAAGTCAACTAATGAACGGACTACAAATTTAAGATATAAAAAAGAATCAGGCCAAGTGTTATAAGTAAGTAACGCATCAGGTACGATAGCATCATTCCATTCTTCACCAGAAAAAGAAAGTTTTGGCGAAACAGACCATGTAATACCATTTGATCCATAAAATTGACTAAATCTTTCACAATATATTTCATATTTCTCATGAGTATTTGTTGCATTATTAAACAAATATTCTTGTGTTCCATTTGTTTCAAATGTTACATTATTCATACCCAACTTAGGATGAAAAACAATATCACTCATAGCAGGTCGAAAACCTTTAAGGAGTGGTTCCCCGCCAGTTATAACTAAATGGATTGGTTCTGTGCTAGGAATATAAGAATTGATTTTATCAACAATAGTATCAGTATCATCAATATTTGCTAAGTGTCCCCATTTCTTTCCCCAAGAAAAGGAACTATCACAACCTATACCAGGAACAGGAAGATCCTTAATATTAGTTATATTAGAATAGGATTTATTATGAGGCATTAATTCTTCTGGTACCCATTTATCCCTATCTTGTGTTTGTTGACCAAATCCACGGCACTCAAAATTACAACCAAACACTCGAAGGAAAACGGAAGGCACACCAACATACCTTCCTTCCCCTTGAACTGAGTAAAACATTTCACTATATCTTAGTTTATTCATAATATAATTATAACAAATTAAAGTTTATAATACAAGGAAGAACTATACAAATTCATATTCCATCATTATCTCTGTTTCTTTTCTTGTGCAATTGCTTTAAAAACATTTCTATTTCTATCATACCAATTCTTATACATAGCTAATTCACATCTAAATATCATTTTCGGATAATATTCTTCACTCTTTTCACAACCAATAATGTTTCTTCCTAAATTATTAGATGCTATTGCAGTTGAACCAGAACCCATAAAAATATCAAGAACAGTATCACCTTTATTGGTATAAGCGGCAATCATTCTTTCCAATATATCAATATTTTTAGTTGTAGCATGCCAACCACAATAATCATCAGAAGTTGTATGATTGTTTTTCTGCCATATACTAGTAGGGATTGAACCTTTTTTAAATTCAGTTGCTGGTTCAATCACATCAGTTTTATATATTTTTATTTCTTCTTGTGTTGGTTCTCTATCACCTCTAACCCAACATTTATAATTTTTAAATCTATGTAACATTTTCTTTTGTTTGTTCATGTTAAATTTAATAGCACGATCAATTCTAACATCATCAGCATTAAAAAGAAAACTATCACCCTTACTATAACACCATACATATTCATGCTTTCTTGCAAAGTTATGTTTAATACGACCGCCCCAATTATAACCCCAAATGATTTCTTGTTGACCAACCATATCAGGATATGAATTTAAAACATCAAGCTTATACTTCAAAAATGTATCAGTCTTTAATGTTCCCCAAACAATCAACATACGTTTTGGTTTTAATACTCTGACACATTCATCTGTCCACTTCTTACACCATAATAAATATTCATTCTCAGTTTCCCATTGACCACCCTTTTTACTATCCCAACCCTTTCCACCATCAACACCAATATTATAAGGAGGATCAGTCAAAATTAAATCAACAGAATTAGAAGGAACACTTTTCAAGTATTCTATACAATCTTCATTTTTTATATCAAATGTTTTCATATTCAAAAATATCATCTAATGGTTTCATAAATGGAAAATCCGAAGGTTGCCCTTGAATCCAAAATGTATCTGGTGTTTCATTATTGTTTTTTCCACCATGTTGAGCATACGGCCAATTACCATCTTCATCTTGTACCATTACATAATCAACAATTTCTTTTTTCGTACAATAATAAAATTCTATTCTATCAAAATAAACACCTAAGAAAAGCATATGGGAATATCTATGTGACGGACGAATTTGTTGCCATTTGAACACATTTGTATCTTGCCATATACAACTTCCTTTAATTTCAAATAAAATATTATGTTTATGTAATACTAAAAAATGTCTATCATATTCTGAACCTTTATTTTTATATTTTATAATATCAAAATCATTTTCAGAACACATTTTACGAAAATGTTCTTCAGTAAGTTGTTCAAATTTAGAACCTTTTGCTTTTGAACTCAAACTAGTTAAATTTTCAAATGGAGTACCAGTATATATATTATTAGCTTTATTTTCTTCAATAACTTTATATATTTTTGTCTTTGTAAATTCATCTGCTGTTATAACACTCATAATAATCTCCTATTAAACAAACTCACACTCCATCATTATCTCTGTTAAACAAGCAACCATATTAACTTCCTGATCTGCAACAAAAGCTGCCTTATAAGAATAATCTGCAATAGTTAAAACTGCCTGTGGAATACTTCGTTTTTCAAATCTTTTATTCAAAGTGTCATAGATTTGACGATATAATCTCACGTGGTCATTATCAATATTTTGTGCTACCCATTTCCTCATTCCCGAGAAATCTTTTCCTTTCAGAGCTACAAACAATTCAGTGAAATTTTCATCAGACGATTGTTTAAGAATCCCATCATCAATAACACCATTCAAAGAATACTTTTGTAACTCATTAATCACTCTCCGAAAATCTGGAAAATACTTCAATATTAAATCTACTAAAATCTTTTCATCATATTTCACTCCTTCCTTATCTAAAATTCGTTTAGTATTTTCCAACATTTCCATAGCTACATCTGGTTTGGAATTTTTACTAATCACAAAGTCAACTACTGAACACCTAGAATGTAATGCTGGAATAATTCTATTCTTGAAGTTACAAGTAAATATAAAACGACAGTTCTTGGAAAATTCTTCTATCACTCCTCTTAATGCAGGCTGTACAGAATCTTTATTCATGTAATCAGCTTCATCAATAATAATAACCTTCTTCCCACCTGAAAGAGATACAGTGCTGGCATAATTCACAACGGTTGTGCGCAAAGTATCAATCATTCGGCCTTCGTCGCTTCCGTTTATCATCAACCAATCACAATCTAATTGATTGCACAATGCCTTTGCTACCGTTGTCTTTCCAATCCCGGGACTTCCGGTGAGAAGAAGGTTGGGTATTTCTCCACTATCAACTATGCTTTGAAACATAGTTTTAATTTCTTTTGGTAAAATACAATCTTCAATTCGCATTGGCCTAAATTTTTCAACCCATAATGTATTATTCATTATTTATTCCCCGTATTCACTTGTAGGTTCCAATGCAATCCAATATTCCAAATCCAAATTCGCATTCTTAAAGTGTGAAATTCCTTTTGAGGAAATTGACACATCATAATCGCCAGGTATTATTTTAAGATTTTCCTTTTTTATAACAACATTAAAATCATTAATAACACCCTCTCCTACTTCTTCGGAATAGTCATCTGATGAATCATCTTTTTTATTAGTCGCACATAAAAACATCTTATTGGTTTTTTTACAACCTTTAAGATAAACATCATTTAGCTGTAGAATGGTGGATATTTTATCTAAATTAATATAGACATCTTCATTAAGTCTAAACTTAATATTACTATCAGGCATTATAATATCTTTTTCTGGCTTAACTACATAATCAATATCAACATAACGATAATTAGTTTTTTGAAGTTTGGATAATACAGTGACATATTTTTCATTAAATTCTAATTCAGGATCTTCTAGTGCTGAAAGCAAACCTAAAAATTTACTTAAATCATAAATAGCAAAATCTTTTGAAAAATCTTCTTTAACAGTTGCATGAGCAAGAATATTTTTTAATGTATTAACTGTCTTAAGTTTATTACCTTTCTTTACTACAATAGATTGATTAATGTCATAAAAGTTCTTTAATACTTCAATGGTATCTTTACTTAGTTTCATTCTTAACTCCTTCTTCAATAGTTAACTTTCCAACATCTTTATTCTTATCTCTTTTTTCTTGTTCTTTCTTTATATGTCCTTCCATTCTCTTATAATCATTTTGAGCATCAGTACCAAAATATCCTTCTTTAACACAACTACGAAAATTCTCTACTAAATGATTTAGTAAACTTTGATCTTTCTTTGCCCACGCGGCCGCAAATAAAATAACTGGAGAAATATTTCCTTTATCATCAACCATTGCTTTGTCTTGTACTCCAGCTAATTCTATTTGTCCGTCCGCTTTAATCTTAATGGCTGAATCACCTTTTCTTAACTTCAACATCTCTCTAGCCATATTACCATCCTCTATAAATGTTTATATTACCCCGATTACCAAACCGAATACCAAAGTTTATATGTCCACTATTTCTATTTCTTTTAATAAAACCACCACCTCTCAATGGTGACAAATCTATATCATTAGAATATCTTTCATGAAATGTTCTTTCAGGTTCCGGGTTAAATATAATTACCTGCTCTTTTTGTTTAGCTACATGCTTTTGTTTTTGTTTTTTGATTTTAAAAGAAACCTTTAATAATTCTAATCTACCAAATAGATTCTTTTTCAAACTATAATTAAAATGTTTTTCTAATGTCTGTAAATCAACCTTAGCTATAATTAAAATTTTATCAAATTGACGGTATTTTAAAAATATCTTCGGTGTTACATTTACATTACAACTTCCACCCTTATTACAAGAAATTCTTTCTACATAATAATTATATTGACTTGAAAACTTAATAGGAAAATTATCAATACCACGACCTTTAAATGTAGCCTTTACACCTAAATCTAAATCATTAATATTGTGTTGCTGTTTTTCAAGAGAGATATTATCAACTATATTTTGAATCTTCTCCTTAAATAAAAGATTATATTCATCCTTATACTCTTGTTTATTTTTAACCATTATAACACTATTATAGGTCTGAATGTAAGGAAGAAGTTTAGTACTTTCTTTGAACCCATTATAATAATATACCAGTGCTCTAATAATTTCATTGTTATTGAAAAAAGTATCTCCTTGTCTCAACGACAATTCAATACTTGCTAGGATATGTTCTATCATCACCTTTAACGTTTCAAGAATATATTTCCTTTCAATAACAACAAACGAATAAAATACATTATTCCTACTATCATACCAACCATCCTTTACTTGTGAACCTTCAAGTAGAAAATCTGTTTCCGAAACAATAGATGATTCAGAAACAGATTTTTCTCTGCTATTATAATCTGTTACCACTGAATTAACTTTAACCCTAATAGTTTTAATCAATTCTGCTCGAGCAGATTCTGATGCCAATATGGGGCTTTTTTCAGAAACCCCAATACCAACTAAGTACTTGTCGTCTGGAAAAGCATTGTGTCCCTTTCCAAACACCCAATCAGGGGTATTGGCATACGCCGTTGAAACAAACGACAACATAATAAATGTAAGAATATATTTCATAATATTCTCCTTTTTAATAATCCTCTTCAACATTAAGGTTTATTAAAGAAACTACGACTTTGACTTAATCGTTCTGCTTCATCTTCCATTTCCTTGTGAAGTTTATCAGCCCTTTCTTTAATATCTTCACGAACCTTATCTGGAAGCTGTTGAAACTCTTTATTATTTTCAACATTCCTCTTAAAAGCATCATAGTCTAATCGTGCCAAAGAAAGAAATTCCTGGCGTTCTGGAATCTCAAAATGATCTACAATCACAACACCACGGAGTGTTTGAGACACAACAACCTTCAGTGCCACTTCACTGTTTTGTTCTTCGGTAGAAGTATCAAAACTACCCGCTGTCGTGTGTGCTTGATAGTCTTTAGTCAATGAAGTTATATACACCTCAAAAACTTTAGCAAGATTACCTCTGGCTCTGTCATCAGCAACAGTTCTTTGTAGTGAATAGTTCTTAATACCTGTCGCCGAACCAACACCATAAAATGCTTTACCTTCACTATCTGAATGTGCGCCTCCACCCATTAAAACCCATTTCGGTGGATCATATTCTACCAACGCCTTAGGAGGATCAGGAATAACAGGAACACTTGAACATGCCGTTCCCAAAAATAATACACTTAAAATCATAATAAAATATTTCATTGTGTTTCTCCTTCCATCTCATTAAACATATTGTCCTTCTTCATTCTAAAATGTTCTGCTACTTCCATTTCATACCTCCTACTTCTTTCTATAATAGTTTTAATTTCTTTATCATATTTCTCCTTAGAAATTCTTCCTGTGTTATATCGGGAACACAATTCTTGATATTCGGCTATCATGTATTGAATATTCCCTCTCCAATTAACTCCAAAATAATTTCTAAAAGAGATTTCGGGACCGACTCCCCAAAGTAAACCACCAGCTTTGAAACCAAGTGATATACTATCGTCTTTATTTTTCATTATGTCACAATCCTGTTCCACAAAAGCAGAAGCAGGACTATAACATAACAAAACTAAAATCAAACTAAAACGGAACATTATCTTCTTCCTTTTCTTCAACCTTTTCATCTTCTTCATTAAATGATTCGGATCCTTCATTCATCAAGTCTTCCATTGAAACACCCGCATCAATTTTTGTATAAAAATCAACAAATGATTCACGGATTTCATCATCAAACCTTTCAAGACACATCACTACTGATTTCATCCTGTCACGAAAGATAGAAAATGATTTTGTTATATCAATTAATCTGCGAGTTGTAATAATCTCATCTACCGCACCTTCCTTGAAAGACCTGCGAATAACATCTGCCCATTTGACCAGGTTATCAACAAAACCATCTTCTTCTATTTCATGCAAAGAAAACTGCTTTTTCAAAATCTTTGCTTCTGCTACTGGAGAAGGATATTCTTGATAAAAAGTTGCAGAGAACCTATCAAGAAATGCTTCATTTAAAATATTAGTTCCCATAAAACGTCCATCTTCGGAACCTTTACCTTTTGTATTTGCTGTTGCAACAATGTTAAAACCTTTAGCTGGATAAACCACTTCATTTATCTTTTTCAAATAAATTGGCTGTCCTTCCATAATAGGTTGGAGACACATAATCTTATGAGAAGCCAAATCCACTTCATCAATAAGAGCAACTGCACCTTGTTTCATAGCTACAACCAACGGACCATCCTGCCAGACCGTTTCACCATTAACCAATCGAAACCCACCCAAAAGGTCATCTTCATCCGTTTCAATTGTAATATTGATACGAATTAAATCACGCTTCAGTTTAGCACATACTTCACGAATCATAGAAGTTTTTCCATTACCAGAAAGACCTGTAACAAAAATAGGGTAAAAGATATTACTCTGTAATATTGTTTTAATATCTTTAAAATGACCCCAAGGAACATATTGGAGGTCTTTTTTAGGAATGAGATTCATAACCATATTACTTACAGGTTTAGATTGTGAATTTTCAGCAACATCATTATTTAAAATATCCCAATCTTTTTTAATTGTTTTTTTTGCTTCATTTTTAATAATATCGACAGAATCACTTAAGCAGTATTTTCCCCTCTGTTCTGTTCTATTTTTTAACAAAATATTATTATAAATATAAAGCCAATCAGAGTTATAGGATCCCTTCCTATTTTTTATTTCACCTAATTTTAATTTAGTAAAAAGATTTTCTGCGTCTTTGGTAGTAAAAACTTTATCACCAAACTGTTTATTAATGCTTTCTAAAAAAATATCTTTCATTTCTTTTTTACTCATAATATATAGTTTCCTTTCAATTATTTTTATATAGTAATATTATACAAAAAATTCCCAGATATAACAAGGAAAAAGTTCCGTTGTAACCTATTGTTTTTTAATGACTTAACATTTTGTTTATAAACCCTTTGAATTCAACAACTTACAGAGCCGATATAAGGCAATATTATTATACCCTGCCAATGGTATGTCTTTTCAATAATATCGTCTTATATCGCCGTATATTGTGTCATTTACTTGGCCGTGATCAAATCAACAAACCTAGATAGAATTATCCGTTTTGCTTTGAACTGTTTATTCTTTTGTGAAAATACACTAACCATCTTTCTTGTGGTCATCTTATTATCTATAACTTCATTTTTAATATTCTTCCCTGCTCCGTTCAAAACATAATATTCATCATATCCCGATTCCGTCTTAACGAAATATCCTCTTTTTCTAACACTTTTGATCCAATCTTTATAATTCGTTTGGTTTTGTTGATATGATATATTCTTATCTTTACTCTTTGGAACAAACCTCCATAATAACTTGCTCGTAAAATCAGGAAGAATAAAGAAACCAACTATATTAATACCAAGTCTTTCCTTTATAATATCAAACAATATAAAAGATGTTCTCCGAGTACTGATCCGATAATCCTTTTTAGTCTTTTTATCTTTCAAGAAGATGGTCACTGGGTTTGACTCTTTATTATTATAATATAGATGCCGAAATAGCTTCCCTTCAACATCTTGTTTTTTGGCATTCCACATTCCTTGTCTTTCGATATTTCCTTCACCATCAGTCAACCAAACAGCGTGGACACTTTCTAAATTATTCTTCTTTTTAAAATTACGAATAATATATTCTGATATAAGAATCGCACCACTTAACGGAGTTGTAAAAAGTTCATCATCGTTATGAGCAGGATAAGCTGTATATCTTCCTTTTCCAAATCTATTAGCTAGGATACAAAGATTCAAAACTGCATTATTATATTCTTTTGTAGTCATTCTGCTTGAAAGATAATTTCGTACTTTCATATTTCGGTCACAAACAAAATCACCATGTTTATAATTAAATATAGAATGGTTATGTGGATCATTTTTTTGTCGAGAGTGTCGATGGTAAGGTGCATCAGTAAAACTATACACTTCAAAAGGAATATTCACTTTTTTACAGAAAAATGTTAGCTCAATAACTTGTTTAATACATTCATGAATATTACTTGCCATTGATCCTGACCAATCAATAAACATTACCAGGCCGTGGTTCTTACCATCAGGAACACGAATATTCTTTTTAAAAACATCGTCATTATACTTTGCCGAGAATAATTTGTTAGTATCAAGAATTCCTGTTTTAGAGATGGATGTTTTCTTATAAACATCAGCAGCTTTCTTTCTTTCAAATTCCATTGCAATATGGTTGACGGTTTTTACAGAATCCTTTTTAAGTCTCCGTAACATATCTTTAGCATCATTATAAATTTTTGTCTGTATTACTTCAAGCCCTTCATCAGAAAAATAAGCCTGTAACGTATCTGTAGAATTCTGTTTTAGATTATCTTTATAAAATTTATTAATCTTACTATGAACGGATTTGAAATCCTCAACAGCATTTTTCAAATTAATATTTTCAGGTACATTTACATATATATTATTTGAACAATTATTAATAAAAGTATCTTGTACTCGTTCCTCAAAATGCCTCTGTGTTTTTGAAATCATTTCTTTATCATTATAGCTAGTTTCTTGTGTAGCATCGGTTGAATTATTTCCTGTTTGATCTTCTACTTGATCTTCTACAGAAGAATCCATATATTTATTAAAAGCTTCTTCTTCCTCTGTTAATTTTTCTTCTTCCTCTGTTAATTTTTCTTCTTCCTTCTTATTATTATATTGAATATCACCACCTTCACTACTATAATCAGATTTTTCACAATCTTCTTCTTTATTAGCTGGTTCTACACTATCAAAATCTTGTTCTTGCTCTTGGTTTTCTTTAGCTTTCTTATCATATTCAAAAACATCAATAATAATTCCTTCTATATCTTCAAATGTTTTTGATTCAATAATCCGGTCAACATATGACTGCTCTTCTTTATTAAAGGTGATATCACAATATTGTGGAATCTTGAAACGAATATTAATCTTATCAATTAGAGTCGAGGTGTGAATATCAATTTTATCAAGGTCAAAAAAACCACGCTTAACTAGATCATTATATCCTTTAAAGAAAGATTTTTTCAATCCTGGATATCGTCTTTTAATTAAAGATTCAATTCTTGCATCTTCAATTACATTGACATAATCTTTTGCAGTTTTATCAATTATACTTCGTAGTTTTTCTGGATTAGTTGGAGTGAAAAGAGCGTGTCCGATTTCATGACCAACAAACAGGTCATATAAATCATTTGACATATCTTCCCATATTGGAAGGATAAGGATTCGATTAGTTATATCAAACATAGCAGTTTCAACCTGCTGATGTTGGATATCCAAATCTTCTATTGCTAACAGTTTTGCTAGTTTTTCTTTCGATTCAATTTTTACCATGTCAAATGTCCTTCTCAATTATTTATTAAATATACTACTATTTTATAATATTTAAGAGTGATATTCAAGGAAAAACCGAAATCGTAACTCTTTGTTTTATAAGGAGTTATAAACTTATTTTGAAATAATATGTAAGTTGTTGTAAATAAAGGGTTTACAGTATTTGACACTATAAACCCTTTAGATACAATGTTTTAGCTAACGGATTTTAATGGTTTTTCCGCTATCTGGCTCCTTTTTATGTAAAACGACTTTCAAAATACCATCATTCATTTCAGCTTCAATATTACTTTCGTTGATATTTTCGGGGAAATTAGAAAATGCTCTTTCCGACTTAACTCCATAGAATTTCTTATCTTTTTCAGGTACCGATTTATCACACTTAATAGATAATGTACCAGATTTAAATGTAATAGAAACATCTTTTTTTGTAATACCCGGCATTACAGCTTCAAGTGTATATGTTTTATCATCTTCATTCCAACGATACTTAGTGTTTTTATTCAATTCAACTTTATTAGCACCATCATACCAATGGTCAAAATGGTCAAAATGTACCCAACTTGGAAAAACACTATCAAACGAATCTTTATATTTAACTAAACTCATAACTACTCCTTTTTAAAAATTAATGTTATACTATATAAATAACATTTAAATTTCAAATGTCAAGGTTTTTGCCAAAAAAAGATTATTTTTCCTGTACAAGTAGGCCGTATATCCTCTGTGGTACAGGGAGCTTTCTTGTCTCCTACAAGATGTTCTATTGGCCACCACTTATACGGGTCAACTATAAAAAATAGACCCAGGATTGACATAATAACAATAAATTTATGTTTATTCATTTTCTTTAGGAGGCTTCTTACCATATCCATCTTTTGCCCACCCTTCTCCTTTTAATTGAAATGATGACATATCCAGTATGCGTTCACATTTATCATTACACTCAGGACATACTAAGCTAATATCTCTTTGGTTTATACTTCTCATGTTTTCATAAACTTCGTTACATTTTTCACAATGATAACTATATAATGGCATTACTATTCCTCTAAATAATCTGGTTGTTTAACTTCCATATAACATCCTGAATAAGCTTTATCTTGATTTTCAAAATTAAATATTATTGATTCTTGTAAACATTCATTTATATCTCCATCATATATTATTTTTTGACTTGATAAATCATTTAAATATAATATCCACATCATAACTATTAATTTCATAATTTTGTCCTCGTATTAAAAAATCTTCTAATAATATAAACACGAATAATAGACACTATAGTCATAATACTTACTATCTGAAAATTTTGAACAAATGTTATTCTTACACCTAATAATGGAAATATATAATATGTAGCTACTAATGACACAATAAAACCACTACCAACAGTCGAACATGATTCTATAAAACTATTTAATCTAGTTTGTTTCATTCAAAATTATATTGTGAAAAATTATTATTTTTTTCTACTGTTATTTTAACTGGAAATTTATCATCTAATATATCTAACTTATGAGATATAATGAATAAATTAGTATTTTTAAGAAAATTGAATAATTTCATTAAATCATCCATACCGGCTTGATCTAAAGAAGCATCAAAAATTTCATCTAGTATTAATAGATTAACATTAACACTATTTCGCATAGCTGCAATATCACGCCATGTTAAAAGTAAACTAATATCTATCCTCTTCTTTTCACCTTCAGAAAAGGAATAATATGAAAAATCGTCTCTATGTCTACTTTTAATAATTTCGTTAAAATTCTCATCTAACTGAAAATTCACAAAGAAATCCATGTCCTTTAAATACTTATTTACCTTATCATTTATTACAGGAAGGTATTTTTTAATAACTCTTGTTTTAATTCCCTTGTCATTTAATATAGTTCCAAGAATATCATAATATTTTCTTTGTTCTACATATTGTAATCTTTCATTTTTATATTCTTGTAATTCACTATCATATATTTTTACTTTATTTTTATCGATGTCTTTTTGTGTTTCTTGAAGATCTTCATTTAATTTTGTAATAAAACTATTATGGGCCTGTATATCACTATTCTTTAAATTGATTTTAATTTCTTCTGCTTGAATAGTATCATTACAAGTATTTATTTCAGTTATTCGTTGTTCAACCTTATCAATTTCTTTTTCAAGTTTACATAAACCATCATCCATTTCTTTAATGTTATTTATTATAACATTACATTTATGTTTTTTAAAATCCTCCAATATATCCTGTTCACAGGTAGGACATATTTGATTTTCCTCAAAAAATCGTTTCTCCTTATTAAGTTTCTTTAAATTCTTATCAATTTGTGAACGATACTTATCTAAATCTTTATTCTTTTTCAATATCGATGTTTTATCAGTTACAGAATCCATTAAGGATAATACCATATCTTTATGATCTTCTATTTCATCATTAAGTTTAGCAATCAGTTTTTCCGTTTCTTCAATCTTATCTAAATTAGATTTTCGTTTCTTAGCTGAATGACTTTTTAATTCTTCGATATATTTTTCTTCAAGAATTATTTTTTCTTGGAGCAGTTTAATATCATACTCAAGTTCAGATAGTTCTTCTTTTAATGTTCCACTTCTATCTTTCACTAAGTTCTTCATAATAGAAAATATTCCAATATCCAGAATATCTTCAATAATAATTCTACGGTCACTAGCAGTCAACTGCATAAATGGAACAAAAGATGCCGAACCTAATACAACGATCTGTGTAAAAGATTTAAAATTTAATTTAAGAACTTTCTCTTCTAAATATTTTTGATAATCAGCTGCTTTGGCATCTTGATTTATTACTTTACCATTATGGTAAATCTCAAAAACAGCTGGTTTCATTCCCCTTCTTATCTTCCATTCTGATTTACCAATAGAAAATTCTATTTCTACCATTAAGTCTTTTTCATTAACAGTATTCATTAATTGACCTTTATTAACTTTTTTGAATGGCTTACCAAACAAAGAAAATGTAATTGCATCAATTAATGTAGACTTACCAGCACCATTTTTACCTACGATTAACACCATAGGTTCTTTATCTAACTTTAATTCAACAAATCTATTACCAGCGGCTAGAAAGTTTTTAAATCTTATTGTCTTTAATTTAATCATAATTTTTCAAAAAAGTCTTCATCACTAATAGCTTTATCATCTACCCAAACATCATACATGGGTTTTCCACAATTAATAGATGTTGCTTTAACACCCCATTCTTTTAATTGATTTTTTGTAAACTCTCTCCAATCCTTACCTGATCCACTACCACGAGCTGTCCAGTAATGTATCTCATGTCCTTCATCATATAACTTATTCATAGCCTCAATTCGTTCTTTATGTGGTTTATGTTTTGGATAATCTGGTTTAGGTCTAATTTGTGTGCATATTGTCCCATCGATATCTACCATATACTTAGTCATTGACATTCAACGCCTCATTATAAATAACTTGCAACAATTTTTTAACTTTATTTTTTTCTATATCTTTAACATTGTTATCAGGTATACTGTCTACATATTCATTAAGAAAGGTTGATGTATTACCTATTTCTAAATCTTCTTCATCATTCTTATTATATCTCATAGAATATTCTGATAAATCTTCAAGTATTGTTAAATCATTTAATCCTGATTTATATAATCTTTCTACAAAATCTTCAAAAGCAGATAACTTATTTTTTTCTTCCACAATTAATTTAACAATTTTATGTTGATATTGATCAGTATCTAAATTCTTATAATCAATATTTTCACTATCATCATAATAAATCTTTTCAAATAAACGATATTTATTCCTAATAAACTTCAGTTCTCTACTTTCTGTATCAAATACATGAAATCCTCTAGGATCATTATGATCATTCCAAGTAATCTCATATGGAGCTCCAAGATAATGAATGTTATCTTTACTTGACTTATGATGATAATGTCCGGAGCATACTACTTCGTATCCTTTAAAAATTTCTTTCGCAATACCATCCTCAGCATTGTAGCCCTCATACATAGCAAATCCAGCAACTTCTAAATGTCCGAATGCTACTTGTGCTTTAGAGCGTTTGATAAAATCCATTGTCTCTTCATAATTTTCCGAATTAATCCACGGAATTATATCAATTGAAGTATCTGGTCTTGGTAAATATATAGTTGACGGCTTAGCATAAATACTAACATTATCATAATGACCATAAAGTAAACTAGAGCTATTAACATTATTAGTATTTCTATAATAAGTGGAATGATTACCCACGATAGAACATAACTTAATATTATTATTTCTTAATTTATCAAAATAAAACTTCTTAACTTGATAAAGTGTATTAAAATTTACATACTTCCTTCTGTCGAATGTATCACCTAAATCAATAACAGTAGTGATATTATTTTCTTTCAAATATGGAAAGAATTGATTAGTATAAAATCTTTCAATATAATCTAAGAAATATTGACTATCTTGCTTTCCCCCGAAATGTTGGTCACTAATAAGAGCTACTTTCATAATTATATTCCTTAGTCCACTTAAAATAACACCTTGTGCATTCAAAAGTTTGTATTACTATATCACCTTTTCGTTCTATATCAAAACCACAATTCCTATGGTCATGGTCTGGTTCAAACTGCTTACATCTTTGACATTCTTCAAAAGACATAACATAATAATTATTCATCTGGTATATACCACCTTTGTTGAACTATCAAAACTTTCTTCCACTAAATAACTCCTTCAATATATTAATAATAACAAATCTTAGATTTTTAAACTCTTTCAATCTTCTTAAAGTATATGAAAACCACTTTTCTCCAAATGGAATATACAATATAACATTATATCCATCAGATAACAAGGAAGAACTTATATCCCTTCTAATCCCGTATAACAACTCGTAATGAGTCAAGGGGTTGCCTCGTTCCTTAATGAACTCAATAATGGTTTCATCGTGAGTTCCAAAAGCATGTACATTATTACTAGCTAGTAATTCCTGCGACATTCTTAAAAATGATTTAACTTTAAAATAGTCATTTTGATATGATATTCCTATTTTTTCTTTATAAGCTCCTTTAACTAATCTAATTGAAATACCTTTAGATATTAATTCTGGTAAATCATTAATAGTTCTGTAAAGATTACTTTGAAGAGCTATACCAATATTTGGATTATTCTCCCATACCCTCAAGCACATATCAATCGTATCTTGTGTTACAGAGGAATCTTCCATATCTAAACGAATAGTTATATTATATTGTCTTGCTTGTGATGTTATATTTGATAGTAATTTAAAACATATTTCTTTGTTTAGTTTTAATCCTAGTTGGGTGGGTTTGATAGATATATCAATAGGACCTGTCTTGAAAGGTTTTTTATAATATTCTATTATATCTAAATATTGTTTTTCTGCCTTTTCACAATCATTAATAGTTGTACTCAATTCACCAAGATAATCAATCGTTACTCCATAACCTTGTTCCCTTAAATTAGCAATAACTGGTTTAGCAGAATCAAAATCATGTCCTACAATAAATCTCCTCGCTAATGGATATAAAAGTCTTCTCACTAATGAATATAAAAGTTTCATTTCATAAAATACTCAAGTCTAGATTTTTTTTTTAGTTTCTTTGTTGGTTGAGGATTTTCAGCATACTTATCATGTAATTCTAAATAATTTTTAAACTGTTTAACCATAACATGACTATTGTCTTCAATATTTTCTAGCTGTTCTTTTAATTGTTCCTTTTCTATAATACGATATCTAATATGCATCTGTTTCTTTTCTTTTGTAATACGTCTAACATATGCATGATGTATAATCTGTGTAAAATAACTAAATGGGTTTTTTGATTTCTTTGGATCAAAATTATGTGCATACAACAAACAATTCTCAATTCCATCACTAACTAAATCATCTCTAAATGTATAATTAATAAAATTAGGTCGCCATGCTAAGTTTTCGGATATCTTTAAAAAACATTCACCCATAAATTCGGTTGATGGAGGATCCGGTTCATCTACTTCACGGGCATCAACAACTCGTTGTTTCCATTTTTTAATTTCTAAAAAAAACTTTTCGTTATCGACATAATGTTTCTTTTTATCTGTCATTTCCCTGTACTCCCAAATCCACCTTCACTGCGTTTAGTATTAGTTAATTCTAATACCTCTTCAATTTCTACCGTAACTACTGGGGCCATAACTAACTGCGCAATTCTATCTCCCTTTTTAACATAATATAAATGATGATCATGATTCTTTAAAATAACTTTAACTTCACCACGGTAACCGGAGTCAATAGTACCCGGACTGTTAAGAACTATGATACCGTGTTTAACTGCTAACCCAGACCGTGACCTAACTTGTACTTCATAACCTTTTGGTATCTCTAAAAATATTCCCGTTGATACAAGCTTCCAATTAAATGGAGTAATTTTCACATCTTCATTACTACATATATCCATTCCAGCATCACCTACGTTTTTATAACACGGCATTGGATTATCACTTATATTTTTAATTTTTAATTTCATTAAAAACCTCTAATTATTATTATGAAATATAACCATATAATGTTGTCATTAATGGTGTTTTAGCGGGAAAGGTATTAATACCTCCACATTCATTACACTTATAATCTAAATAATATTGTGAACCAGTAAAACCTTCCGAGCAATTAATTTGCGATGTTTTCTTGTTGCATTTGATGCAACAATATTTCTTCTTCATCGTTTTCATCGAAATATTCCTCCTGTTCAAGAATTATTTTTTTTTTATTCTTAATAGCAATTGCTTTCTTTTTTTCAAACCTATCTTTATTATTTTTTTTCCTACTTTTACTCATTTTCATATTCCTTATAATGGTAATAATGTATAATCATAATCAAACTTCTCCTTCAGATAAATATTCAGTCTTTCTTTCCAATGTTTCAATCCATAATTTTGATGTTTCTTCCAATGTAAATCATCTATAATATCATATAATACTGCTCGATTGTTTTTATCATCTAATCTTAATACACGACCAATTGACTGTAAATTTCTTACTTTTGCTTTATATGGGTGTGCAAAAATAAGAAATTGTAAATTTTTAATATTTACACCCGTTGATAACACACCAGAACTTGCAACAATGATTGCGTTCTTTTCTTTCTCGGTTGCCTTTCTAATAGCTTCTCTTTCTTCAACATCTGTTTCACCTGCTATAAAAAAGATTTGTCTATCCTTTACTTTTTCAAGTAACAGATTTAATAATACTTTCCCATGCTTTTCAATATAATTAAATAATATAAGAGTATTACCTTTCTGATCCAATGCTAAATTACAAATAAAATTATTACGCTTCCTATGTGAAACTATAAAATCTATCTCCTCTTGATATGTTGCTTTGGTTAACGCTTTACGTTCCTCCTCTGGATATTCTAATTGTAGACATTGTATATTTAGTTTGGAAATATGTTTCTCATCCATTAATTCCTTCGATGTGATCGCTTTATATGTTTTTCCAAACAATCCTTCAAGGACTAGTTTATGTGTTTTACAATCAGTCAATGTTCCAGTTGTACCAAATCTATATCTGCAAGAAGTCGATTTTTCTAATATACTTTTTAATGACTGTGCTGTTGCTAGGTGAGCTTCATCACCTACTATTAAAGAAAACTGTTCAAAATATTCTTTAGGTTGTTTATATAAGCTTTGCCAAGTACTTATATATATTGGTTGTTTTTCGTTCTTTTCCTTCCCCGAATATATTTTATGACATTGTTCCTCAACATTCCATTCATCGTGAGAGCTATAGTCGGCAAAATCACCATACATTTGTGTAACCAGATTAGTAGTAGGAACTATCACTAACATCTTATCCTCATCCAAAAACCTCTGATACCATCTCATTAATGCATATATAACTAAACTTTTACCAGACGATGTAGGAGATAACAATAATGCACGATCAGATTTAATACAATGTAAAAATGATGATATCTGATAATCTCTCGGAGTAATCTGTTTCCCTTTACAACAAAGATTCAAAGAATCAAAAAATTCTTTAATCTTATCTATATCACCTTCCTTCAAATGTTTTACATCTACAATATCAGTCTTTAATTGATATGAATGTTTAGATGCCCATTCTTTAAGATACGGTAGTAAACCCAGATATAATTGTCCAGTTTGTATATTGAATAATCTTATTTTTCCATCCCACATTCTTGCTCTTACTTTTGGATGAAATTGTGCGTTGGGAACTAAAAAGGAAAAATATTCATTCAACTCATATGCTATATGTTTATCACATGATAGTTGTAGGAATGTTTCATTTAATTTACCCGCAACAATCACGTCAAATCCCCTGCCAAAAATTTCCGCCATTTAATCGTATTACTGATATTGAAAGAAGCAGCTATAATCTTTTTTGCCGTTTCATCAATTAAATTAATCTTGTCTGTTTGTTCACCTACTCTATCTTTCATTTCTATAATTTTTGGGTCAGCATTTAAAAACATTTCCATATCGTTCTTTAATACTTTTAAATCAAACGGCTCTTTATCGTAAACATCATCATTTGCCTTGCCGGAATAGTAAAGCCATCTCTGTCGTAATAAAACATTATACTCACTTTGAAGAAAGCGTAGCACTTTCCGTTCATCAAAAGCGAGCTGGTGATATTTGTTAGCAAGTGTTGGAATAGATATAGAATACCCATCCAAATCCGTGCTATCAATCTTTACATCTTTTTCGCACATTATTTTAATTTCATTTATATTCATGCTACTATTATAACAAGACTAAAGGAAATATACAAGGAAGAAGTTATACCAGTTTATTTACGTTAAATGCACCTGTATATTTAAAGGTTGCATCAACAACAATAGGCTCTAGATCTGTAGTGTTTGTATCAAAATTTATAACTCCTAATGATACCGGAAATACATCTTTAAATACTATACTATAATTGGGGTTGGATTTATTGGTATGTATAATAATATTACAATCAGATTTAATAGCTAAATCTGTTTCATTATCATATTGTGTATATCTTTCCGGAAAACCTAAGGCATGTAACCAATTATAAATTTCTAGATAATTTTGTAAATCCTCATCAACAATAAACGATATATTTAGATCTTCAAATTCTAACACATCACCTTCTATTGGAATATTAGCAAAAGGTGTTGACTGGATAGTATTACTTAATGAAATACCTGGTATATTTACTCGTTGACAAAAATAATTAACATTAGGCATTCTTAGAAAGTTCGTTTCAAATGAAACAACATTCAATTGATTAAGATTCGTGGGTTGATTTTTTATGGCCATAAAATTTATCCTTGACAATTTACTATTATATATATTACACTATACTATATTTATAATATTTACACAAGGAAAAAAATGAAATTGAATAAACTAATTATCGGCTGGTTCATCTTCCTCCATCTTGGAGCCTTTCTAGTATTTCTCCCATCTACATTCTGTTGGTCAGCAGTTGGTCTGTTTGTCTTTATGTATTATTTAACAGCCAGTATAGGAGTCTGTTTTGGGTTTCACAGATATCTATGTCACAGAAGCGTATTCCTACCAAAATGGCTAGACTATTTTGTTGTATTTTGTGGAACACTTGCCTGTCAGAACGGTCCTCTAAAATGGATAGCACAACACCGAATGCACCATGAAGCATCGGATAGATCAAATGATCCACATAATGCAAGTCAAGGTTTTTGGTGGTCACATATTGGATGGATGTGTTATGATAGATATCGATTTGACAATAAAGCACGATTAAGAAAATATACTAAAGATATTAATGGCGACAAATTTTATCAATTCCTAGAAAAATATTTTGTTCTTATCCAAATAGCTTTAGGTGGTTTATTCTATTTAATGGGTGGTATCTCATGGGTTGTATGGGGAATCTTTGTAAGATTAGTAGTAGTCTATCATGTGACTTGGTTAGTTAATAGTGCTTGTCATAAATGGGGTTATACTAATTATAGAATAGCTGATAGATCAAAGAATACTTGGTGGGTAGCTTTACTAACATTTGGTGAGGGATGGCATTCAAATCATCATAAACATCCTAAAGGCTATACAACAAAAGTTAAATACTGGGAACTTGATCTAACAGGAATACTTATTAAAGCTTTAATAAAGCTTAATATTATATATTCAATAAAACCATTTAAGAAGTAATATTATATATGTATTACTTGATCCACCCAACCAACCACATACAAATTATACTAAAAAAAGAATAGCGATACAAGGAAGAAGTTGACTATTTGTGAATAAAAGTTAATGTCCCACAATCCCAATATAAGAGAAAAATATAGGGACCCGAAGGTCCCTATATTAAACTTAAATTACATCAAGTTGACAACTTTGACTTTTCTGTAGTACTGGTTACCAGTGCTAGTAGAAGTACCAGCTTGGTCAGCAGTAACGAATGGATTGTCAACAATTCCATATCGGGTTTTGAATCCGATTTTTGGTTGGAATGTATCCTCACCCATCGCTCTCACCATCTGCAACGGAACGTAAGGACAATAAAACATGCCTGCGTCGTAAGGACTAGAGCCCTTATAACCAACAACATAATGTTGTCCAGCTGCTGAACCGTAATAAGGATCAACATATACTTTCATACCATTCATTGTACCAACGAGGGTATTTGTATGTGCATCACCACTAGTCGCATGTCCTGTTTCTAGCATACCAGACATAGACAATGCAGAAGCAACGTCAGCGGAACAGATCAAAAAGTTACCTTTTCCACGACGCGTGTCGGTAGCAATCTCATTTCGATCTCGCTCAATCTGAAACATCAAACCTTTAAACTTCTCAACAGACCATCGGCCATTAGAATCCGTGTCAAGATCGAAAGTACCAGCAGCCGTAGTATTAGTAGCGGCTCCCCATCGTGCATTTTTATAAATGCGGCGGATGATTTCACGATTGATTTCAGCAAGGATTTCAGAAGAAAGAATATTTGACAATTCTGTCTCTGCATCCAATCCATGAACTGCTTTCAGGTCTTGAGCCAACTCCGTAGAATACTCAGCTTTCAAAGCACGTGACTTAGCTGTTACGGAAGTTTTGTCAATACTAAATGCCATTTCACCAAATGCCGTTCCACCAGTAGAACCATATGCTTCCATGTTAGCAGTAGTATCGCCAGCACCTGTTGTCCATGTTCCAGCAAACGGATTATTTGTTCCGTCTGTAGCAACATGAGTACCAGTACCAGAGAAATCTGTATCTGCTTCGTTATGAAGAGCTTCAGTTCCACCCTGCGTGGAATATTTAGATTTCATTGCGAAAATAAGACCAGTAGGTCCGTTCATAGGCTGAACACCACAAACATCATATGCCATCAAATGAGGCATTGCACGTCTAACCAGAGAAATCAAAATAGGATCCCAGGTATCAACGTGGCCATCTCCTGGCGTAGAAGAAGAAGCACCCATTGAGTTAGTCGGTGCTGCTTCTTTCAAGAAATTTTCTTGGTTTTCCAACAAACGCAATGTTACATCACGCTTATAAGAATCTTTAATTTCCTCAAGGTCTTTGTGCTCCATTACTGGTGCCCATTTTTCCTTGATGTTTTCAGATAAATACATTTGTATCTCCTTTAATTATTAATTTAGTTAAATTTTTGTGTTATCATTCATTCCATTATTTAGTTTATTGCTTTGATAAATTAGAAATAGCACTCATAATACTGTCCATACGTTCATCACTTTTTCCATCTGCAACTGAATTGTTAGTACCGGCTGTTTTCTTATTATCTGTTACTTCTTTTTTGTCTGACTTGAAATAGCTGTTCTTGATGATGTTCAGTTTTTCTTTATACTGTTCATCAGTATCGTACTCAACATCTTCGGTTAACTCAGCCAACTTCTCTACATCAGTATCAACCATTCCTTTGGAAATTGCTTTGAAAATACGATCAGCTTTATATGTATTTAATTCTTTCACGGTTTCCATATGCTTCTCTGTTTGTTCGTCAAGTTTTTCTTCCAATTCAGCAACTTCAACGACTAGATTTTCAAATACATCTTCCTTCTCATTAGGAACATCAATATAATGCTCTTCAAACAACTTCTTCAAACCAGAAATAAAACTCTCGGTGACTTCGTTACGAACACCAGTATCAACAGCAAGTTTATTTTCTGTCATCCATTCTTTTACTGTATAATTGAGATAGTTATCCATGTTCTCAGTCATTTCAGACTGCATAGACTTAATACGCTCGTCCGTTTCTTTCTTCGTTTCTTCACGAATCTGTTTACGAATACCAGCGATTTTAGATTTAACAGCAGCTTCAAAGATTGTAGCAGCTTTAGTTTTAAATTCTTCTGAAAGTTCTTCACCCTCGACAAGAGCGGCAACATCGGTAGAAACATCTACTTCGATATCTTCCTTCTTGGATTTCTTTTCTTCTACTTCTTCCTCATCTTCTTCCTCTTCTTCCTCTTCTTCCTCTTCTTCCTCTTTCTTTACTTCTTCTTTCTCTTTCTTTACTTCTTCTTCTACTTCTTCTACTTCTTCCTCTTCTGCTTTTTTGGCAGCTTCCATAATTTCTTTTTCAAGTTCTCCATCATTTAGGGTTTCATCGTTAGCCATGTTGCTTCTCCTTTAAAGTTGTGTTTTTAAGTCTATTAATATTTATAAGATTAGAGATTTCCGAGAAATTTCTCGAATATTTCAAGTTTTTTTGCATCTAATTCCTTTGAATTGGTAGAATGAACATCTTTTTTGATGTAATCTTCCACTTCCCCTGTTGCTGTAAACTCTTTCCCTTCCATAATACCATTAACAAACGCGGCAGGGGCAGACGGATCAGCTACAATATCAACTGTGCTTAATGTGAAATCCTTCTGTACTTCATTTACACCAGCCTTGTTTGCTTTTACAGTTCCCAATCCTCTTGAACTAACACCAAGTTTAACACCAGATTCTAAAAGATTTTTAACAATCTTACCATTTGGTGTGTCCATAATTTTTGCCTTACCAACAAAATTCTTACCATCTTCGTGTAACTCAGTAATAAGATGAGAAACACGGTCAAGGTTTATTGTAGGCCCCATAGGATGTCCAAGTTCACCTAATGCCCTGCCCTCTTTCACAAATTTCTTATTATAATTTTTAACTTCGCGTTGAAGAACAGGAAAAGGATAAACTCTACCATTCTGATTTTTAACATCAGATTGCATAAATACACCTTTGATGTATTGTTGTTTTCCTTTACCTTCAACAATATATTCAATATCATTGGTATGTTCAGTAATAAGTTTCATTTATTTATCTCCCTTTTCTTTTTTGTTTGCCATTCTTTCTGTTTCTAACTCTTCTCCAACAATTCTTGGAATCTTATTAATTTTGCCTGAATTTTGTAATGCCTTCTTTGCCGCACGTTCCTTACCCTTCATAACATAAAGTTTACCTCTCTCAAAGAAAGGATTATAACCTAACGGCCCATCAATCCCCTCATCATCCAATATTGCCAGAACATGAGATTCATATCCTTCGGCTACGGATGTTCCTGTTACGGATTCTTTCTTTTCTTTTTTGTTTGCCATTCTTTCTGTTTCTGCTGCTTTAACTTTTGGTAAAATTTTCTTAGCGATCTTTTTAATAAGTGCTTTCTTTTTATCTAATTTTTTCTCCAAATTTTCTTTACCTGATTGTGATAAATCGGCTTTGCTTTTTCCCTTTAACATTTTCTTAGCAATTAAATCTCTTGCTTTCTTCTGAGCCTTCTTCTTCAACTTTTCTGGACTAGATTTTTTCTTCATTGATATAGCACGTTTACGAGCAATAATTTTACCTTTGGCTTTCATTAACCTAGATTTTTTATTTCGTTGTGCTATATTTAATGCTTCATCTTGTGTTTCTACATTATTCATCTTGTTTATCCTCTGGTGTTGATGGTTCTACTTCAGAAGTATCTGAGGGGCTATATGTAAAATCTTTTTTGAAATTATTGATAGCAGAAAAAACTTTATCTTTCATAATACCTTCAAAGTCTTTATTTGCTTTTGTATATTTTTTATCTAAAATGTTTTGAAAAATTGTGTGCTTTAAATCACTCATTGTTATCCCTTTCAAAAAAATTATCAATATTATCTCTTAATATATTTTCTTCAATATTATATTTAATAGATGCTTCAAAAATAGATTTATCTAACTTATTTATACCATATTTATCTGTTAATTTAAAGGCATAATGAATAGCCTCTTTCGTGTTACTTAAATCAGTAACAGAAAGTTTCTTTTTATAATTTTTAATAAAGCTAGATTTTCTTAATGACATTAAACATCCTCCATATCACCTATATCATCTTCTTGAGGCTCTTCTTCTTTTTCTTTATCAATCTGTTTTTGCATTTCTTTTATTTCTTCTTCTGTTTGTTGAAGAACATTTTTTCTTACCCATTCTTGAGAAACATATTTACCAATATATTCTTCCATAGTTTGTAAAATTTCAAATCGTTCTCTTATAATTTCATTGTTCTTTAGTTCAGAGAAATGTGAATCTTTTGTCCAGATATAATCAATATTATCTTTGATCTCAAACCAATCTTCTTCGTTAATAATACCCTTCAAGATTAATTGTATTCTTAACAAATCTGTGAACAGATGTGAAAATCTATGTCGTAACTTAGCAATAAACTTAGTAAATTTTATTTCATCTCTATTAATTTCTGAAGCTCGACCAAGATTAAATGCAGTTTGTTCTGTTCCTTCAATACGGGAAATTGGAACGCTTAGAGATTGATATAGTTTCTTTCTGAAATATTCAATATCTTCGATCTCACCTAAATTTTGACCTGATGGTAATGTAGAAATCTCGGTTCCCCTACCACCATCTCTTCGTGGTAGCCAGAAATCTTCTAACATTGACATCTGTTTTTTCTGATCTTCTACTTCACCCGATGAAGCATTGTAAATTACTTTTTGTTTATATTTGTCCATTACAGAACGTAAATATTGTTCTGCTTTTAATTTCGGTAAGTTACCAACATCAATATAAAAGATTCGTCTTTCTGGAGCTCTTGCTAAACGATAGATAACGAGTGAATCTTCAATCATTCTTAATTGATTGAATGGTTTTATTGACTTATATAGATAACCTATAATAATTTGTTTTTGATTGTCCACCATACCAGAATGAACATAAGAAATAGAATCTGGTGCCACACGAACTACATCAGTAATAACATGATCATTTGGTGTATAAACAAAATATTCTTGCGTATCAGCTACCATTTCAACATTTGTTACAGGATCTTTTTCTTTTTTTATTTCTTTTACTTTTTGTATATTTAATGCATCAATTGGAATTAATTCTTGTATACCATTTTTTATTTTATTTTTATCAATTATGATATGATGATATATTTTTGCATCAATATACCATTTTTTAAATAAATCTGAACCAGTTTTATTAAAATCTAATAGACGTAAAATGTTTTTGAATTCATTAGATATTTTAGTTTTTATTCCATCACTCTGTTCTACATTGTCTAAAGAAATAGCAACAGTTGGTTTCCCATCTTCGTGAACAACAGCTTCATTAACAACATCAGAAATTGC